AATAAACAAAAAATAAATTAACTAAATATAATAATTTCATTATTAGTTTAATATTAATTTGTATTATTTATATACAAATACTAAAAAAAAATGATTTGAATGTTTTAATTATATGTTTTATGATAACAATGTTACCATCAATTAGCTGTTTCTATGTTCATTACAACTGCGAACCGTATAATTTTACCTTCATCAAATTTGAGAAGTTTGTTAAGGTCATTCTGAATTTTCGTGCGGTTATCATGACCATTGAGCAACTAGTGGAAAACGTCCAACTTTTCAAGATTTTCAAATTGTCGCTCCTCTTAACTAAGGATACCTCGCAAATTTCATCATCGGTTGATGTCTTTGATGGCAATACTTATTATGGCGTGGAAACTGAACGTTATTGGAAACATCTCAGGCTTACACAGTATGATGAGTTGATTTTGCTTGAAAGGTCAGCAACTCGAAATCCTCTAAATGCTAGAGAACCTAAACGCACAAGCAGCAGAAAGAAACTTAATAAATTTCTTAAGCTGTTTCAAACAGTTCTAGAGTCAGGCAAGATAAAAGAACCAGAGCTTATTATGGATGAATTTCTTTACAACGAAGCGGCGGAAATTTTCGACTATTTCAGACGATACATCGAACACGAGCGAAAAATCGAGATGATGTCAGTCATCCTACATAACTATGGACGAGATGTTTATGGTTGTGTTCGCAAGTTTCTCTGAAAAGTTGGGGTATATTGGCAAAATTAATTTTTTGTCATTTGATTTAAAGATTATTTATGAATGTCTTTAAATATCTTTTTGTTTATTTTAGCATAAATATAAAAATTGATTTAATATTTATAAGAATTTATTATAAATAAATTGAAAAGATTGAATACAGCAACTAATAATATTATTAGAATTATTATTAAAAGTTTTAATATTTCTTATTTTTTTATTATTAAGAATTTTAATATCATTAATATTTTGTTCAGATATATTAATTCTAGGTGTAAATATAATAATTGTATAAAATATATCAGTATTAATTAAAAGAATACTATTTAAGATATAATTGTAGATTTTCCAGCACCTGTTGCTAATTCTAAATAGAACTTATAATATTTTTTAATCATATTAAATCCATTTTCAATGATATTTATTTGATAATCTCTCAATTTTATTTTATTATTTTTTTTAGTAAGAATAATATCATTCTTATGATTATCTTTATAAATTTTATCATTAGAATCATTAATATTATCAATTTCATTTTTTGATAATTTTCTGGTAATTATGCCAATATCTTTAAAGACATTAATAAAAATATCATCCAATAATTCAATTCCTTCATTTAATTTAATAAATTCTGTTCCTCCTCCTTCTTCATTAATTAAATATTCTTTAATTTCTATAAATTTATTTGAAATAATTGAATTATTTATGCCATATTCAAGTAAATATTGTTTAATATCATTATCATCCATTTCACGTAAGTTTGAAATTATTCTATCATATTCACTATAATGAAATTTATATTTATCAGTTTCAATACATTCATATAAAGCTAAATAAGAAGATTTATGCGAATGTTGATCACTTTTAAGCCTACATTTAGGATCTTCAGTATAACCATATTTAAATTTATTATCATAATTCCAATCTTTATTTGTCTGAATATAAAATTATAATCATATTTTATTTAAAGAGATTAATAAATATCCCTTAAATCATTTCTTAAGAATAAAAAACCAAAAAAATTTAATTTTTGATTTATATAGAAATAGATAATTAATCAAATGAATAATGCGAAGGATAAATGCGAATTGATAGATGGTTATTCTCAATACCAAACATTTCAGAAAGTTCGCAATATCTGTTATTGTAGAAGAATGAAACAATCTCCATTTTATGACACCCCCAATTATCAGGATATGTTTGAAAATTGCTAAACATTCTGAAATGATTTCCTGTCAAATGACGTATTTTATCAATATAATCATTAGGGATCATAATATCGCAATTCGGATGATCTATACTGCAATATTCTATTACTTGATCACATTCTATATCAAAATCAAACTTTGACATAAAAACAAGAATGCACTTAATCATTGGTATCGCAATTTAATGAAAAAATTATCAAATCATTTTTTTATTATTATTCTAATGTTTCAATTCATTTAAGGACATTCGCAAATATCCCTTAAATATCTTTCATAAAATAGAGAGATTTGAAAAAATGTTTTTTTTTGATTTATTATTTATATTAGTATTTCAATTATTATTTATAATATCAATAATGTTCTATAAATTACATAAAATGAATGAACGAATTATAATAAATACAGTATTATCAAAATTAGATTTTTATCCAAATCATTATAAAATAATTAAGAAAAATAATAAAATTTATATAAAATGTCATTTTTATACATTAGATTGTTCACATTATTTAATTAGTAGTTATAATATAAATTATATTGAATATGGTTCAAAAGGATATTATATTAAAGTTTATGGAAATCACGAATTAAAAAAAAAATTTTTAGATAATTATGCAGCAGGTAAAGATATAGGAATAATAGTTATTGATATTCTTATTGATTTGAAAGAAAAATATTATAAAATAATTACTACTTATTTACAAATTCTAACTTGTAATTATTATCTAAAAGAAAATTTATATTCAACAATAATTACTTATTTAAATAATCCATCATTTTATATTAATATAACAAATATATATGATACAAATCTAAATATAAATAATAATATACCAAATCATTATTTTTTGCCATTTTATCAAAATTTAGCAAATAAAGAAAAAAAATTTAGATGTAATTATATAAAACCATTCAATATTATTATAACCAATGATAAAGAAACATTAATATTAAAACCAATTATAACTCAATTTGGAGAACATCCAAACACAATTATGAAAGTTTCAGAAGATATTGATATAGAACCACATATAAATAATCATATATCCATTAATAAAATTACTGGTTTATTAATATAATAATAGATTTAAAGAGATTAATAAGAATTCTTTAAATAATGGATGACATTAATGAACCTTTAAGAAAATGTGATAAATGTAAAATAACAAAATCTAAAAAATTATTTTATAAATATAAATATTGTAATAGATGTTATATAAAAGATTATATTCATCTTCATTTACAAAATGCACGAATTGCCAATCATTTAAATATTTCTATTGATGAATTAAATAATATTCTCAAAATAGATTTTAATGATTCAAACAAAAATGAAATAGGAGAACACCAAAGATATGATGAAGTTATGTTATTAATGTATAATTCTAGATCTAATTCTATTATTACTGATGATATAATTAATAATTTTTTAGATGAACCATTATGAAATAATAAAAATAATAATTGATTTAAAGAGATTAATAAGAATTCTTTAAATACTTTCTTGGATACGAATTCTATCATCAATGCGACATGAGTCGAGGATAATTTTCTTAATATCATCATAAGTCAAATTATTATCTTTGATATATTCTCTAACTTTATTATAAGATGTTGAAACTTCAATATAAATATTATTAAAATCTTTATGAAGAGCTTTTTTATATTTATTATAAATATATTTGGCAAATTCATTAAATGTTGGAAAATGTTGAAATCTAAGAAAGAATTTAATATAATCATTATAAGCTGATATTTGATTATCAATACTTACGAAATTATCATTAACTGCTAACTCTTTCCAATTTGGATTATATACAATTCTGAATGTTTTTAATGAAATTTCGAGAGGATTAATAGTAGAAATAATATATTTATCTGACCAATCATTTTTAAATTCAATATCATATTTAATTTCTTTATTATAATCTAATTGAATATCTCCAGCACTATAATTTGAATTTACTAATGTTGATAAATAAACTAATTCATTATATTTATGAGAATTATAATAATCAGGAAAAGTTTTCATAATTTCATTAATATTTTTTTCAGTTGCAATATTATCAATTGGAATATATTCATCATCTGCAATAATATGAGAATTAATCAAACATTTAATTTTTCTTTTGAAAATAACTGGATTTTTCTTAATTTGTGATAACATAGATAATAAAGTTCTTTCAAGATTGATATGTTTAATAATCTCTGGTTTAACTTCATATTTAAATACATTCATAATAATATTTTGAATAACATTAATATTAAAGATATGTTTTCTAAGAATAATTTTATTAATTTCTGGTCCATTAATAATATAATACATTGCAACATCAATTGGCACAATTGTTCGATTAAAATCAGGTAAGCCACATAGAGAAATATAAGTAGTAGCTTTAGAAAGTCTAAATTTTAAATGATTTGTAATATAATCATAATATTCATTCAAATATTCACATCTATTTTCAACAACTAAAATTTGCCATAATATAATATAATAAAGATTTGGATTTCCCATTTTCTTTGAATTTGTAAATAAATTAAATAATGCATGACTGCCAACTTCATTATGTTGTTCATTTGATGTTGTTAATGGAATTGTTCCAATAATCTCGGCACGTGTGAAAGGATCAATAATACATTTATTTGTTAATTTGATACCAATACAATGTCCAAATCTTTTTGCAATTCTTTCCTTAATTTCTTCATTATTAATTATATTTAAGGGATTTTCAATAAAATTTTTAAAATCTTTATCTGTATCAAATAATTTATTAGATGATTTTATAATAACTAATTGGGGAACATCTAAATCTAACATAACAGGGTCTTCAAAATTATATTTAATTAATTCTTCTTCAGTTGCTTCATCTGGAATAATAGCTTCTGATTGTTTCGCATTTGCTATTTTTTGATTTAAGGCAAAACCAGAATTGGTTCTATCATCGCAAAGAGCTAATAATTTATTAAATTTGGTAATAGGACTATATTCATTTTGATTAATAAATATATCTTCTATTTTTTTAATCATAGTAATAGCATTTGTATAATTACCATTTTTTAATTCTGATTGAATGGTATTACCATTAATAGATTTTAAATTTTCATTGGATAATTTAATAAAATCAGTTCTAAATTTTAATAATTTTTGTTTAATATATGGAAGACCTGATTTGCCCATATTAGTAATATTAATAAGATCATAAATCATATCAAAATTAGCCATTAAATCGTTTAATGTAATATTTTCAAGAATTTTATAATCATCTTTATTAATATTTTTAATTAATTTTGTAATATTTTGAGGATTTGTATAATAAAGTTTTGATGTATTATTTCTCATAAATGCGAGTGGAACACTAATATCAATATCATCTGAATAAACATAAGATTTAATAATATGACATTCGACTTCTTTGATATTAAAATCTTTTAAAATAAATTCAGAAGATTTAACATCACCAGCATGAACTTCACCATCAGTAATAATAATAATATTTTTATCATTAAATTTTTTATTAATAATAGATGAAGCAACACTAGAAATTTTAGTGCCTCCATAACCTTTTTTATTTTCGATGTATTTCAAGATTTCATTATAAGAAATTTCTTTAATTTCAGTATCCCAAACAAAGAAAAATGCATCTTTATTTAAAGAAACGATTTCATCAACTTTATTCCAATAATTTAAAAAATCACTAACAGAACCTGAAATATCAATATAAATTATTGTATTAGTCATTATTGTTTTTAATAACTTAATAAACTTTTAAACAAAAATCAATTTTTTTTAAATGAAAATCATTTAAAGATATTCATAAATAACCCTTAAATCTTTTTTTTAAATATAAAAAATTGAATATAATATAATAATATAAATCAATAATATGGATTTAACAAAAACGGAGCTTTTAGCCAAATGTGCTGAATTAGGATTAACTAAATATAAATCTAAAAATAAAGCTGAATTACTTGAATTACTTTCTAATAATAATAAAAAACATTTAACACCATTGATTAAATGGAGTGGTGGTAAAAGTGATGAAATTAAGATGTTTGAAAAGTATTTTCCTGATAATTATAATTTATATATAGAACCTTTTATTGGCGGTGGTTCAGTATATTTTTATTTAAATCCAGATAAGGCAGTTATTAATGATATTCATAAAGAATTGATAGATTTGTATCAATGTATTGGAGAAGGTAATAGTGAAAAAATATATGAATTTATGGAAAATAATCCAAATGATGAAGAAACATATTATAAAATTAGAGATGAAATGATTATTAATGATAAATTAGATAATGCAAAAAGATTTTATTATCAAAGAAAAACATGTTTTAGAGGTATGTTAAGATATAATAAAAATGGAAAATTTAATATACCATTTGGACGATATAAAACAATTAATTATAGCGACCTTAAAAATAAAGATTATGAATTATTATTAAATAAAACTCAAATTTTAAATAAAGATTTTAATTATATATTTGAAAATTATAATGATGAAAATAATTTCATGTTCTTAGACCCGCCATATGATAGTGAATTTACTGATTATGGATATTGTCAATTTGGTAAAAAAGAACAAGAAGAATTAGCATTATTATTTAAAAATACAAAAATAAAATGTTTGATGATTATTGGTAAAACAAAATTTATTGAAGATTTGTATAAAGATTATATTATAGATGAATATGATAAAAAATATAAATTTAAATTATATGATAATCGTATTGGAGATGAAATTAATATTAAACATTTAATTATTAAGAATTTTTAATCATTTTTCCAATATTTCTAAAATATAAATAATAATCATCTTCATCCCATTTTATATCAATTATATTTAAAAAATCTTCCATATGATTTATTTTTATGCCTTTATTTTCAAAGAATTGTATGTTTGATAATCCAGCTTTCAATATTTTTCTATTATAAACACTCCAATTCAAAATACCACAATCTATTTTATAATCTTTATATTTTTCTTGTAATGATTTTTCTATTTCTTTGCATTTTTCAATAGTTGCAGGTAATTTTTCCGTATCCAATTCAATATTACCTTTCAATTCTCTATAATAAATAATTTTATTTATTTCATCTTTAAAAATTAGGTCAATATCTTTTTTTTTATCATTAATAACTTGAATACCACAAGTTAATAATTCAAGATTTGGATTTACTTTTATCAATTCTTTTGCTATAAATTCACCAAAATGACCAAATTTTATACAAATTGATTGTTCACTTGGTTTTTCACCAAATAATAAATAAGAAATTGACCCATGTTTAGTATAAGTTAAATTATCTTTCAATAATTTTTTGACCCATGAAATACCATCGTTTTTAACTTCCTCAACCATTATATTATCCTTAAATCATCATATTATATTCATTTTTTTAATATTTAAAGATATTCATAAATAATCCTTAAATCCAATAATTAAAATAATATAACATTTTATTAGTTTTAATTATATTCATTTTTCCAATATAATAATTATTAAGTTTTTGATTTAATAAATATCTTTTTATAAAATTTTGCCATGAAATCTTATTTTTAATTCTTCTTAATGTAAAATTATAATTAACTATTATTTGATTTATATAATGTTCATATGATACATTAATAAATGGCTCAAATTCTTCAAAATCTTTTATATATTTCTCTATTTCTTCTATCGTTTCTTTTATTGAAAAGGATTTAAAGATATTCATAAATAATCTTTAAATCTATTTATATAAAAAATGATAATTATTATCATTATCATAATAATTATAAAATGGACATTGAAGATATTATCACAACTAAAAAAACAACTGAATTAACTATTGAACAAATTGAAATTTTAAGAAATGAATTAATTAAAAATAATTTTGATTCAACTTTTAATTTTATTAAAGATATTAAGAAACAATATAAATTTAATTGCAGTAAAATTGATTTGATTAAGATTTATAATAATCTTGGTTATGAAGATTATCAATTGAAAAAAAAATTAATTAAAAAAATTCAAAAATCTCAATCTGGTATTATTAGTGTTACTGTTCTTACTAGTGGCACTCCTGAATATACTAATGCTAATGGTGAAAGAGTTAAAGGAACTTTCAGTTGTCTTCATAATTGTTCTTTCTGTCCTAATGAAAAACCTTCAGAAGCTAATAATTGGACACAACAACCAAAAAGTTATTTATATACTGAACCTGCTGTTTTAAGAGCTAATCAAAATGATTTCGATCCTATCAAACAAATGAATTCAAGAATATCTTCTTTAAGTCGAATGGGACATCAAATAGATAAAATAGAATTATTAGTTCTAGGAGGAACATGGAGTGAATATCCAAAAGAATATCAAGAAGAATTTATAACAAAACTTTATTATTCAGCTAATGTTTATTATGATCATATTAAAAGAGATATTTTAACTTTAGAAGAAGAAATTGCAAATAATGAAATTGCTAAAATTCATATTATTGGTTTAACTTTAGAAATGCGAAGTGATAGTATTTCTTTAAATGAAATTAAAAGATTAAGAAGGTTCAATTGTACAAGAGTTCAATTAGGTATTCAACATACTAATAATGAAATTTTAAAGATGAATAATAGAGGTGAATCAGTTGAAAAGACAATTAAAGCTATTAAATTATTAAAAAATAATTGTTATAAAATTGATGGTCATTTAATGCTTAATTTATATGGCAGTTCAATCGAACAAGATGAAATAATGTTAAATCAAATTTTATATAATCCAGATTTACAATTAGACCAATTGAAAATTTATCCTTGCGCAATTGTTCCATTTACAAAAATAAAAGAATTATATGATACTGGTATTTATAAACCTTATGATGATAAATATCTTTATGATTTAATTAAAAATTTTAAAATTAATATTTCTAAACAATTTAGAATTAATAGAATTATTAGAGATATATCTGGTCATTATATTCAAGGTGGCTATTCACAACAATTTACAAGTATTCGTCAAGTCTTAGAAAAAGATATGAGAGCTAATAATTGGTGTTGCAAATGTATCAGATGTCGAGAAATTAAAGGTAATATCATAGATGAAGAAATCAAATTAGATATTATGGAATATAAAGCAAGTGAAGGTAATGAATATTTTATATCATTTGAAACTTCAAAATATTTAATTGGATTTATTAGATTAAGATTAAATTTAAATTATGATAATGTATTACCAATACTGCAAAATACTGCTCTAATTAGAGAACTTCATGTTTATTCAACATTATCAAATGTAGGAACAAATGATTTATATTCATTACAACATAAAGGATTTGGAACAAAATTAATTGAAAAAGCAGAAGAAATTGCACAATCTTTCGATTTTAAAAAGATTGCTATAATTGCTGGCACAGGTGTTCGCAATTATTATAAAAAATTTGGATATACATTAGAAGATACATTTATGATTAAAATTTTCTAATCATCTGATTTATATATTATTAATTCATATAAATGTGCATTTAAACTATAATTATCAAGATTTGTTCCTCTAATTTTACCATTTATATCTCCTATTCTATCACCCTTATTTCTAACATCTTCTGAATTTCCTAAACTTTCCAATATAACATCACCTTTTTCTTTAGTATTAATTATATCTTTTATAGTAATTTGTTGTATTTTATTAACTATGTCACTTTGTTGTATTTTATTAACTATGTCACTTTGTTGTATTTTATTTATGTCACTTTGTGGCATAGTAAAAAGCGTATCTTCTCCACTATTAGTATACCAAAAAGCAATATTAGTATCTGCTGGACCTAAATAAATACCAGTATTTTCATCTCTTCTATATAAAAAATGCATTATTTGTTTTTCTTTATCAGCTAATCTTTCAATAGTATAATTTATTTGTATTTTTGTATATATTGTTATTTTTTTAGATGAAATTTGATTAGATAGTACTAATATGTGTCTATCATTAAAACTAAGATAATATTCATTAATAGAATCATTTTTTTTTAAACGTGGATCTCGTATTAAAGCAGTTTCTGAATAAGAAAAATGTTTATTATTACCTGATTGATCATATAATGTACGTACATCAATATTTTTTTGTTCATTTGCTGTAAAATATGTATCATAATCTATTTTTTTATTATCAATAATACAATATAATTTTTTATCTATATCATTATAATAAAAATCTATAGTTTTTTTCCTTATTTCAGTATCATCTTCACGAAAACTTAATCTTAATATAGGACCTTTATAATTTGGATTTATTAACCTAGTACCATAAGTACCTAATGCATTTTTAGCATTAAAATAACCAGTATATGAAATATTATTAAAACTCATTAATTTAACTCCTGTATTTTTATCCTTTCCTTCTTCTTTTTTAAATATTGGTCTAATTGATTCAGATTTATCAGAAGATATAAATTCATTATTACTATTATAATATAAAATATTATCTATATTTAAGCTATATTTGCCTGATGGATTAGGTATAATTGGTATTGCACATTTTGTTGGATATTTAATTACATCTTTAATATTTTTAGTTATTTTAGAATAGTCTGAATTATAATATAAATTTTCATTAAATTCTAATATTACATCTTTTGGTTCAATTATACTATAAGTATTATTATTATTAATATTAGAAGTACTTAAAATAGAAGTAATATCCTTAAAATTTACATGAAATATATTATCGCTTCTTCCAGTTTTTATTTCATCTCTATCATCTAAATATTCATCAAATTGATTTTTACCAGTTGTTATATATGTTAATGAATTTGATATTGAACTTAATCCCATTAGATAACTATTTGGTAATAATGACTTAAACCAATCATACATTCTAGTTATAAAATTATTATTTGTTTGATTAAGATTTTTTAAATAATCATCATTATCTCTTTTTAAAATATCTTTGCCAACATCACTTGAACTATTTATATCTTTAGAATTTACACCAGAAAAACCACTAGTTATTAAACCAATTACAACTAATAATATAAATATAGCTATTAATACTTTAATAATAGCACCTTCACCTCCCATAAATATAAATGTTCCAACAGTTTTTAGCAAAGACAAAGATATTTTAATAAAAGCTATAATCAAGTTTTTTGCAAAAATTATTAGGGACTTTAAGCCTGTCCAAAAACCTACTGAAATATCTTTAAATTGTTTCCAGGATTGTTTATTATTATTATTTTTTATTTTTTCTTTTTCAATAACATCTTTATTATATTCATCATAAGCGTCATTATTTATTTTTTTTAATTTTGTTAAACGGTCAAAATCTCTTTTAGCTTCATTATATTTTATTTCATATATTGATTCAAGACCTTTTATATCATTATCATTTCGAGTTAATAATGTTTCTTTTAATATTGGTCCAGCACTTGCAGGGTTAGCAATTATATAGCCACCTTTTAATGCCTTTCTTTTCCTCATATTTTTCTATTTAATATTAATAAATGAAATTATTAATTATAATTTTAACAATAATAATTATTATTTATGTATATTGTTATTATATATTTCCAACAGAAATATCAATTTTACAAACAGATTTAAGTAATTTTAATTTTAATTTATTATCATCTCGACAACCAATTGTAATATCTGATTTTATTCAAAATCCATTAGAAGTTATAAATAGTTGGTTCAATTATAATATTATAAATTCTAATAATGATGAAAATAATGATTGGATACATAATAATTATAAATATTTATTTATAAATGCTTATAAAGATACAGAAGTAATAATATATAAAGCAGAGATTACAAAAATAAATCCAAAAGCAGAAGATAATATTATAATAATAAAATTACAAAAAAATCAAAGTTTAATATTACCTTTTAAATGGAAATATTATTCAACAAATATAAATAAATGGGGTATTGATGATTTAATTACTTTTTCTTTTGGGCGGGTTTTTTAGTTGGTTTACCACCAATTGTTTCACCTTTTAAATCATTTAAATAATCTTCTTCAATTAATTTTTTATGATTATCCCATTCAATTAATAATTCTTTTAGTTCTAATTCCCATATTTTAGTAATTGACATATCTTTGAGATTATCAATTTTTGTTTTAAGTTTAATTACATCTTTTTCTAAATTTTCTTTTTTCTCTAATGTTAATTGTGAAATAGGCATTCTTAATAAATAATCATAACTATCATCATATTTATAATATTCTAATTTTTCTAATTGTTCTTCAATATCTTTAATTTTAATATTCATAATAATAATATTTCCACCAATAATATCAATAATAAATTTGATTTTTGCAGAAATTAATTTAAATTCATCTTCCATTATCTCCAATTGTTTCGTTTTTCTTTCATAATATTTATTTAATCTAATTTGAAACCATTCTTTAATAATAATAGTAGTTGTATTATATTTTTTAATACATCCTTTTTCAGAAAATAGATGCATATTATTTAAACTTAAATTTTTTGTTGAAATAAGATTAAATTCTGTTAAAAATTTAGGTTCTAAATCAACTCTAACACCATCATTTATTTTTAATATAAATTTAACATTCTTTGCTGTATAATGATTTTCAAATGATTTTAAATATTGATTATTATTTACAATTAACTCTTCCAAATATTCTTTATAATTTTCTGTCCATGTTCCAATTGGTAATTCAGTAATTTCAATTGTTGTATCATTAATCCATTTATAAATACCTTTACTATTATAATTTCCCTTTTCATTTTTACTAATTTCTCCCTTAAATCCTAAATAATAAGGTGTTAAATCTTCAATTTCTTTTTCATTAATTAAAACTTCTGTTTTTTCAATATCATCAATTGTTAAAATTTTACCAATATCATTATCAATATTAGAAATAATATCTAAATAAATATTAATAATATCAGATGGATTATATTGTGCAATATTAGTTGAATATCCTGTTCCAATTCCAATACCTCCATTAACTAAAATCATTGGTATAATTGGTATATAATATTCTGGTTCAATTGATAAACCATCTTCATTTAAATAATTTAAAATTGTATTATCTTCCTCTTTAAAAATTAATTTTGTCAATTTTGATAATAATGTATAAATATATCTAGGTGATGATGAATCTTGACCACCACTAATTCTTGAACCCATTTGTCCTTTCGGTTCAAGCATATTAATATTATTTGTTCCTACAAATATTTGTGCCATTCCAATAATAGCTTCTTGTAATGAATTTTCTCCATGATGATATGCCGTAACTTCACTTACATTTCCAGCCAATTGTGCAACCTTTATTTCATTCGTATATAAATTTCTTTTTAAACATGCAAATAAAATTTTACGTGTACTTTCTTTAAGTCCATCGCAAATATGAGGGATACTTCTTTCTAAATTTCTATTACTAAAATGAATTAAATCTTTATTAATAAATGTTTCATATGTAATTGATTTTTCTGTATAATCTAAAACATCATATTTATCATAAGTTGATAACCATGTTTTTCTATCATCTGCTCTTTTTTTATTGAAAGCTAAATCTATCGAACTATCTGATTTTTCAGTAAAATTATAAGTAATTTGACGCATTTCTTTAAAATATTCTTTTGCTTCTTGGTCAGTTGATGTTCCAAGTCCTTTATAATATTTAATTTTCCATTGTGATTTTTTATCAATTTTACTAATCCATGTTTCATAATCACTCATATTATAGAATGAAATAATTTCTTTTGTTGAACTATTTGTAGCTTTAATAATAGGTGTTAACATTGATGTTAAGAAACCTTCATATTTATATAAAGAATTCCATAATGTCTGAAATACATTGAATAATAATCCTTTAATATGACTTCCATCATGATCTTGATCAGTCATAATCATAATTTTACCATATCTCAATGTTTCTATACCTTTACTATAATCTTTATTTTGTTCTAATCCTAATATTTTTTTAAGATTTGTAATTTCATTATTATCTGTAATTTTTTGTAATGTAATATCTTTAACATTAATAATTTTTCCTTTTAATGGATATACACCATATTTATCTCTTCCAACTACACTCAATCCAGAAATAGCCATTGTTTTTGCTGAATCTCCTTCAGTTAAAATTAATGTACATTCTTTACTATCCTTTGTTCCTGCTAAATTTGCATCATCTAATTTTGGTACAATAATTTTATTAACTTTCTTACCATCTGTTTTAACTAATTTTTTTTGTTCAACAACGTCTGTTGCACTTAATGCCAATTCAATTATACCAGATTTATATAATTTCTCATAAAATTTTTCAGATAATTCACATTTTGACCCAAATTTAGCAACTAATGTTGTTAATGTCTCTTTTGTTTGACTATCAAATGTTGGATTCTCAATTGTTGATTTTACAAATATAAATAAATTTTCTTTAATATGTTGTGGTTTAATTGTCTTTTTCTTTTTTGCTAATGTCATTTCTACTAATTTTTTTGTTATAGCATTTGTTATATATTCAACATGGCGACCACCTCTGATTGTATTAATACCATTAACAAATGACATTTGTTCAAATGTTCCACTTTTACTAATTGCAACTGATACTTCCCAACGGTCATTAACCAATTCATAACATCTTGGTTGAATAGTCTTAGTATCTAAAAATAAATCTGTATATTTTTCAAAATCTTTAATATTAATTTTCTTTTCATTAAAATAAACATTTACAGATGCATCAGTACATGCTGAAACATCATAAACACGTCTTTTAAATAAATTATAAATATCATCAATCATATTACTCAATCCAAATTTTTCATAATCAGGTAAAAATGTAATTTTAGTATATGATTTCTTTTGACAACTTTTAATTTCGGGTACTTCTTTATTTGTTAAATTTTCTGTAAATACTTGTTTATAAATCTTTTTACGAGTACTATCAATCGTTTCAATTGTAAATGATTTTGAAAATATATTAGTTAATTTAATACCTAATCCATTAACACCACCAACAATTCTAACTTCATCATCATTATAATTAGATGATGTTAATAATTCACCAAATATTAATTCAGGTATCCAACATTCATATTCTGTATGTTTGATAATTTCAATACCCATACCATCATTGAATATTTCAATAATACCTGTTGTTTTATCAATATTAATTTTAATATTTTTAACAATATTTATATTATCTTTTCTCGTTCTTACTGAATGATCAATCGCATTTACAATTGCTTCATCAAATATTTTAAATAATCCAGGAATAAATGTTATATTTTGTTTAATTACTTTATCTGAATCATCAATTATATAAGTTTCAATCGTATTTGGATCAATTGTACCAATATACATCGATGGACGGCTATAAATATGACCTCTAAGTTCATGTTTTTTATATTTATTATCTACTTCAGTTGCCATTATTAATTATTGTTTGAAATATTTATATGATTTTATCAATTTTTTTTGATATAAATTGAAACTAAAAATAATAAAAAATGATTTCATATTATTTTAAACGACTTTTATCCAAACTCAAAAATGGATCATGTCGCACATTTCATATATTTTCACCAACATACAATCACCGGTTATTATGCTTTCTTTCAGCATAATATTATTGATGAAGAATGTTATACCGGTGGTTTATATTCAATTGCAAATCATATCATCAGATGTTTGAAATTCTACTTGAAAGATGATATTCACGATATTTATATCTGTGATAATCTTGAAACACCTGTTGTATATTTCAGATATGGAATGAAGGAAGGTTATGTCATGGAAGTCAAAGGATTGTGTGGAAATTATTTCTGGCAGGTCAAGATGTTTGACATGAAGTTTTAAATTAAACTTTTATATATATCAAAAATTAATTTTTTGATATTTGTATTAATTTTTTTAATTTTACTAAAAAAATGATATTAGTATTAATAATAATCATTGGGGAGAAATTGAGAAGATGGACGAAGTTTGCACTTTTATCAAGACTGTTTGCGACAATGTTGAGGGTTCTACTAAGGAGGAGAACATCAATTATATCGAATTTCATGGATACGAAGAGCAAGACTGGACCGATGAACAATTTATTAATTATGTTCAGTTGCAACTGATGTCGCGTCTTGGTGATAAGGTTTCAAATCTTACTCATATTAATGAGGATGGGGATATCACTTTTAAGTTTTCTTATGGTGGATATAATGGAGAAATTTGGGAAGCAAGCAATTCGCGCGGCTACCACTTCTGGGTTGTATCTATCTAATTGAACAAGGGTTATATATGTCAAATTAATTTTTGGCATTTTTAAACTAATAAGAACAAAAAATGATTATTTTTTTTAATTTTAATTTATTCGAAATATGAATAAAATTTGCGATTTTCTTAAAGATTATTATGCAGACAATGGAATAAGTGAAAAAAAATCATTGATTGCATTTAAATGTGTGAAAAAAATTAATAATAAAAATTCAGATTATATTATTAATGAATTAAACTCCAATATTAAAACCTGTTTGACAGATATTGAGATAATTGAAACTCCTAAAAGAACTTCTGTCAGATTTGAATATAAAAGTAATACTTGTGAGATTTATATGAATAATATCAAAGATTGCAATTATTGGTTTCTCATATATTATTGATTTAAATTGATTTTTTTGGCATAATAATAATAATAATAATAAAAACAATCTTAATATATCCACCACATTATAATTATAAATTAAAAGATATTAATTTTATATTTGATATTAAAAAACTTGAAGTTATTGGACCATTAATTAATAGAAATAATAAATATTGGAATGGTTTATATAATCAAATTGATATGTGTTTTAAGAATAAAAAAGCTTTACTTAAAGGATTTTTTTTATATAGATGCTCAACAAATAAAGATCCAAATATAATTAAATCATTAAATGATAATAATAGTAAAGTTTTATATTTTGGATTGGATTAGAAATAAATGAAAAATCATCAGAATATATACCATGTTATTTACATGTATATCAAATACAAAAAAATATTCAATATAAATATTTATATAGTATAGGTAATGATGGAGTTCCAATGGAATTAGATCCTATAACTTGTATTAAAAAACCTTGTCTTCATCCACAAGAAATTTTACATGGTAATGAATGTCCTTATAAAAGTAATGAACTTGGGACAGAAATTTCATTTCCAAAAAATAATTTTGATAAAACTGCTAAAAATATAAAATCAATAAAAACATTTGAAATTGATATTCAAAAATTGAAAAAAAATAAAGAAAAATATATATTCGAATGGGACCCTAAAAATGCTTTAAAATAAAAAATGATATTTTTTTGTTTTTAATTTAAAATACACACAAAAATGTCTTATGTTCATATTTTTATTAAAAATTATTATTCATATAGAGAGAATGAATGTATAATGCATTATATTGATTATATTGATATAAATTTAATATTATCTCAATTAAATGATAATAAAGAATTTATATTTAAAAAAAAAAAAA